TGATGTCCCAGGTTCAAGTCCCGGTGTAGCCACCAGACAAAACAAGGGGTTAGCGAAAGCTAGCCCCTTTTTTGTTTGTGCCGGTGACTACAAAGTGACTACGGCTCGACTACTTCCCGTGGAGCCGGATACTCTCGCCAGCATTCGAGCCCGGATGCACGGAATGCCACACCCTCCGCTTCAAAGCACTGACGCGTCACGCGAGAAAATCGCAACGCTAGTCGGTAAGTGCACTCTCAATTTTCAACGCTACGAACTATCGCTTAAGAAGCTCCTACCCCTTCTTGATCAGACAATAGATGTGTCTGGTGTGAGAGCGAAGCAGTTTGCCGATAACTCGACCCTTGGCTTGCTGGTCACAGCTTTTCGCTCTGTCGCTTTTTCCTATGAAGACCAATGCGGGCCGACCGACCTACCAAATCAGGCCGGGGCTCGGGCAAGCCTGAACATTCGGTTTAACCAAGTCTTTTCGACTGAGGAATCTTACGTTGCTCAGCTGGAGTCATTAGAAAGTTTGGTAAAGGAGCGGAATTACCTGGCTCATCACTTCCTCGAAGATTTCAGCCTCGATAGCGAAGATTCGTGCGAAGGAGCTGAGCTTTACCTCAACAGCTTGTTGCTGCGAACCAGGGAGTGGTTAAGCGAGTTGAAGATGTTCACTGAGCTTATTACTCGAGCGCGTGCAGAGGCAGCTAAGCACTTGGCCGATCCGAACGTGGCCTGCAGATTGTTTGCTTTGCCACCACGCAACCGCGACGAGTGGAATGCATTGAATGAGGTGAAAGCGCTCCGCGATGCCGAAAAGCTCAGAGCGCCAGACGGATACACTGATCTAGCTAGCGCAACCGCATACCTTCAATGCCTAGGCATAGCCGAGGACGCTTTTCGCCAAATCGGACTTAGCAGTTGGCAGCAGCTTGTTGCCGAGTCAGGGTGCTTTGAGATCATCAAGAGAAAAGATGAGATCACGGGAAAGTGGGTTCGCTGGTACCGTTCAAAGCAGCTCAGGGCTGAGTAGCTTTCGCCATTACACGGAGTTGTGAGAGTGGCGAGAGCCGCAGTGCCGATTCCAGATGATCCGGCGATAGGTGCGCATAGCGCATGGTCATCGTGATCGACGAGTGTCCCAGGATTCGCTGCAGGCCAAGGATGTCACCACCGGCCATCATGTAATGACTCGCGAACGTGTGCCGTAGGATGTGGGTCATCTGGCCCGGTGTGTCGAAGCCGCAACGCTTGTAGGCACACCGAAAGGCCGACCGGCAGGGCATGAATAGCCGACCGTTTCCAGGCATACCCACCTTCAACGCCAGATCCTCGACATCCTTCGGGATCGGCACGGATCTCGACTGTCGATTCTTGGTTCGGTGGAAGTGAGCCTTACCGCCGTAGATCGCGGCACGGGTCAGCGACTCGGCTTCGTCCCAGCGGGCACCGGTAGCCAAGCAGAGCAGGGCGACTGGGTAGGTGTGATTGTTGCTGGAGCGTTTGCACTCTTCGAGCAACTGGCGGATCTGCGGCAGCGTGAGAAACGTCAGTTCTACTTGATCGGTCTTGATCTGCCGGACATTGGCGAGCGGGTTCTTTCCTACCCAGGCACCGAGCCGGATCAGTTCCGAGAACACGGCGGACAGATAGCGTTGCTCGTGGTTGACCGTGTGCGGAGACGCCTCTTTCAACCGTTGCTGCCGATACCGCGCCCATGCCAGCGCATCGAAGGAGGAGGCGAGCGGATCGCCAAGTCGTTTTGCGATCGCCAGCGTTCTCGACAGGCGTGTCTTCTCGTCCTTGAGCGTGCAGCCGTGCAGCTGATGCCAGAGGTTCACCAGATCCGATATCCGATCATCCAGCGGTCGCCCGGTTTGCGTCAGGCTTTTGAAGAAGTCTGTTTCGTAGCGCTGAGCTGCAGCTTTGGTCAGAAAGCCTTTCTTGCGGATACGGCGTCCGCTTCTCCCATTTTCGTAGAAGTCAGCGGTCCACGTCTTACCGTCTTTGCGTGCCGTCATATAGCGCGGCCCCACCGCACATGCCGTTCCTGGAGCAGGTTCTTGATGTGCTTGTACAGATCCCGCTCCGTCATATCCTTCGATGCGTAGTGATCACGAATCACCGGCCAGCATTCCCATTCCTTCAGTCGATCAAATGCGGTCTTAGCGCCCACTCGCTCCCGTGCCAGCAGGCTTACGAAGTTTCCCAGGAACAGTTCCACGTTCTTGCCCGAGAAGCCCCGTGACGTCTTGTAGTAACGCTTGTATTCGGTTTCATCGACCAGAGAGTCGACCGGTACATCGACACGAATGTCGTCGCGGATCAGCGTCCAGATGGGCTCGAAATAGCCGGGGCGCGCGAGCAGCTTGAATTGGCCCAGCCCGTAGCGCCACAGACCGTCCAGATGGGCTGAGAAGGCGGCATAGGAGTCTGTGTCGATAGCTTGGCCGGTCTTCGCGTCAATCGAGCCGCTGGCGAATTGTTGGATCACTGAGTGGTGATAGCGCAGCTCGATCCGCCACACGTCCGCTTCTGGATCATAGTTTTCGGGGTCGGCTGAATCGAACGAATCCCGGCGACGCCAGATGCTTTCACAGAAGTCGAGCTTATCGGTCGCGCGGGCCTGTTCAGTCTTGTTGTAGATACACAGCTGGACGCCACCAGCCGAACCGAACATCGACGTTTCACCACGACCGTAGACGCTGGACTTGGTGGCCCACTCAATCTGGTTGATGCCCGTGATATCCCGGTGCGTTCTGGCGCGACAGTGCAGGCGTGCCACCAGATCCACCGGAGGCTGCCAGCCCTGGAGATCCAACGCCAGATGGACAGCGCACTGGTTGCGTTCGCGGTGTGTCATCACGGCTGCGGCGTAGTAGTCCATCCGCTCTTGCAGACGTTCCGGTGACAGCGCGTCGATGGCGTGCGGCGACACTTCGATTTTCAGGTGTGGTCCGATCTGTTCCAGCTTGGCGTTGAAGTTCTTGATGAGCAGGATGAACCCGAGGTCGGCATTCTGGAGCTTGTACTGGTAGCCCGAATCCCGGCCAACCCGACCGGCGTGCCAGAACTCGCCAGCGAACTGGACCATTGCGCCCGGTTTCTCGAATAGCGCCATGATCTCGGGACGGATCAGCCCGCGATACAGCTGGCGTACCGTATCGACGCCGCAACGCAGCAAGCGGACCTTGGATAGATCGACTATCCGAGCGGTGCCTGGGTCGACGAACAGTCTGCTTTGCGAGTCTTCCAATCCGGTCATGAGGTCGATTCGTTTGAAGTCCTTATTGGCCATTCCGTTTTCCCCTTTACTCTGGATTACTGTGGTTGCTTAGTAGTGGTTATCTGACGTGTTACAGGGACGTCAGCGCGCGCGTTTGCACGCCGGCTCGTGCCTCGCCGCGCGTGCAAAGAGCGCGGAGCGCACGCGCGCTGACGGTCATCACCACAGGAATTGCCCCTTCTGATACGGCACCACGGTCAGACTCGCGCCACTTGCCGGTTGCGTCGTGACGGGGCGGGATGCCTGCATCGCAGGAGGCGGGCTGTTCTGGACTTGCTGGGTTCGCTCGCCAGCGGAGCGATCAGGCAGGGTCGGATCGAAGACCCCGTTTTCGACCACGCGCATGCAGAAGGCGAAGTCGGTTTCGACCCGCGTGCTCTGCTGCGTGTAGCACTGGCAGACGGTGGGCGTGCCGTTGACGACGGCATGCGCCATACGCCCGAACTCGCGGGCATAGGTCGCAGGGTCTGTGCTGGACATGCAGTAGAGCCGGGGAAACGACACGGGCCGCGTGAGCTCGTCGTAGATCGGCGCCGAGGATGGGACCTGTCGCACCCGAGGCACGCGCCGTCCGATGTAGCTGGCGACGCTCTCAGGCGCATCGGTCTTCGTTTCACCCACCGGCTTGATGAACGCCCCGACCGTATCGCGCACCTGGTCGACCATGCTGCCGGCCGGCGCGCTGCTGGTGGCTTCGAGCTGGGTTTTCTCGGTGTTGTAGCGCTCGTAAGCGCGATAGACGAGGATGGCCGCGCCAACCAGCACGCAGATGGCGAGGATGAATTTGGTCGGCACCTTGGCTTGGAAGTGGTGCTTGGCGTTGCTGCTGGTGTAGGCGCCAAAGTAGCGCTTATCGAGGCGCAGCGACTTCTTGTCGGCGTCCTTGAAGCTGGTTTTCAGTTCGACCTTTTCCACCACCACTTCCGACTCGAAGCGCAGCAGCTGGGCGGACTTGAAGACGCGCCAGTAGTGAATGTGCGTATTGCACAGCCGCCGCAGGTGCACATCGAGATAGCGCGGGTCCTGGGTGACGAGGTGCACTTCGTGGCCCTGGTGGCGCATGGTCTCGAAGCGGGTGATGTGCTCCGGTGGCCGCGCCCTGGGATCGCGTGAGCCAAACCAGCCCTGCGCTTCGTCCACGACGATGATCGAATCGTTCGGCAGCTCGAACCACTTCTCGGGATCTTCAAACTCGAACCACTGCGCTTGCAGTTGATCGGGCTTGAGGCCGTTGATGTTGTGGTAGTAGACGACACGGCCTTCGGCATGGGCCTTCTGGTCGACTTCGCGGATGGTGTTCAGGGTCTTGCCATGGCCGGGCTTGCCGGTACGGATAACGAGCATGACGGCGCCTCCTTATGCGTCGATAGAGGTGCCGCCTGGCTTATGCCAGACCTGATTGCGTTTGCGGTCGGTGGCCTTGTCGATCCCCGCGAGGACGAAGCGCGTGGAGATCGCGGCGAAATACAGGTTCACCACCACATCGAACTTGGCCAGCCCGAGAATCCCCTGGATCACCGGTCCGACATCGCCCATCAGGCCGAACAGGTAGTCCTGCGCCTGGCCAATGATGAGGTTGAAGCCCATGTAGGAGACGAAGCCGAAACCGATCATCTTCAGCACCATCTTCACCAGCGGCCCGACGATGATCACGAGCATCTGGACGATGAATAGAAACTGCATCACTGACCTCCTACAGCGCGGCCCACATACAGGGCGGCAAGAACGGTGGCCACAGCCACGAACAGGCCGCTCAGGTCACTGGCGGCGCGGCAAAGCGGTTCGTAGCTGAGCTGGAAAGTGCGACCGCCGGCCGTGGTCAGGCTGAAACTCTCGGCGGCAGGACAGGCGGACGGGAGAAAGCGGGTGCCCTGGTTGATGAAGGACGGCACGTCGATGACGCCGTTACCTTCATCCAGCTGGAACCGGTCGCCAGTGACAGCGGCCTCGATGGCGGATTGCTGTTTGGGGAAATCGGTCATTTCCTCAGCGAGGCAAAGCTGCTCCTTCTGCTGCCGCAGCACCTCGCAATCAATCGGGTCGCCGCTACAGGAGAACGACGCATCGCAGGAGCCGGCCGAGGCCAAACGTTCCGGGCCTTCTTCACCTTCGTCCTCGCCTTCGCCTTCATCGGGCGTGCAACCGGAGCCGGTACAGGACTTGGTTTCGTCGCCGGGCTTGCCCTCTGCATCCGTCTCGGACGTCGAGGTTTCCTCGGCTGTGGTGGATGTGCAGGGCTTGGCCCCAACGCAGACGGTCTTATCGGTTGTGGTGGTGGTTTCCGTCTTGCTGGAGCCATCCGGGTTGGTGGTCTTGGTGGTTTCCTCGGTCTTGGTGGTGTCTTCGAATCGCGGCGCGGGTTTGCCGGTGGTGCAGTGCAGGTAATCGCCAGCGTTGTCGCAGTTGAGCTGTCCGGGTTCTTTCAGCTGTTCGCTACTGGTGCAGTTGCGCGATTGCGAGCCGTCGGCATTGGTGACCCATTCACCGCACAGATTTTCACTGGTGAAATGCGGTGTGCTGTCGGCCGGAGGCTTGGACGGTGGCTGGTCGAAGACGCTGCCGGGAGGCGGATTGTTGGTGGTGCATTGCGAGCCGGCGCCTTGGTAAACCACCTGGCAGTAAACCGAGTTCAGGTCCTTGCCGGTGGTGTCTTCCAGGAAGCGGTTGCAGCCTTTGACCGTAGCGGTGCGGTTATAGAGGCAGCCGCTTTCACAGATCGAGGATGGCGGTAGCGAAGGTGGTACGGATGGGTCCAGCGAGCCGGCGTTGTACTCGTGGACGAACTCGCCGGTGGCTGCGGAGCATTGGTCTGGTTCAGAAACGCACTCGCCGGTTAACGGGTTGTATGTGCCTGAGCATGTATCGCCACCCCTAACAATGCCATTGTTGTAGATTGAACCAGCATGTATCTGGCAAGTGGCATTACTCTCGTTAACAGCAACGTTATATATATAGGCGTTAGGATTTGAACTTTGAAAATATGCCAATATCGCGTCACAGGCGGAAGCCGGCGTTGAATATACCGAGTCACGCAAAGGGCCTGACGAAACGCGCCAAAAGTATTCCTCGGCAACGGCAGACGTATGCCAAAGCACCAAAGACAGCAGCGCAATTAAATATCTAGGCATGCTCACACCCGCCCAAAAAACACGAGATAAAACGCCAGGGTGGTCAGGATCAGGACGTACAGTTCGTAGCTCATGGCGTTCCCTGGAAGAGAAAACCCCGCCGGAGCGGGGTTTGTTTGCTTCGGCACATGCAGTGCGCGGTTCCCGGTTACAGGGCGCGGCGCATGTACTTGAACGCCATCGCGGCGATGATCACGGCGAAGACGGCCCAGCCGATGGTGCCGACGTCGGTGCCCGCGGTATCCAGCGCCGCGGTGGCTTCGGTCGGGACTGCCGCGTAGACGGAGCCGGCAGCAGCCGAGAGAGCAACGGCAGCGCCGAGGCCGATTTTCTTGATGAAGTGCTTGTTCAGTTGCATGGGTGATACCTCACTGTTTCAGGGCTTTTTTCAGGACCAGGAAGCCGAACACGGTGGCGAACAGAACAATCGCTTCGCCTTGCAGCTCGGAGACTTGGTCCCAGGTCAGTGCAGAGCCGTAGAGGCTTTGCATTTCCTCGACCGTGAGGGCGACCAGCGAGCCGGAGCAGATGGGCGAGCCATCGGCGCCTTGCAGCCAGTCACCGTCACAGGCGAGGAAATTCATTCGCCGGCCTGCTCAAGGTCGGCAGTTGCTTCGGAGGGCTCGCAGTCAGGGCAGACGGCGAAGTGGGGCGGCAGGCTGAGGTCTGGCAGCAGGTCGCTTTGCGGCGCGGGCAGCGCCATGAGCTTGCCCATGTCGTTTCCGCAGCAGTCGCAATACACCCGGTCATCGATCAGCATGGCCGCCCCTCCCGGTTAGTTGGCCTTGGCCGGTTCCGGCTGGGTGCCGGATGGCTTGGCGGTTGGGGTCGGTTGCTGGGTGGGCTTGGCGGCCTGGGTGGCGGGCTTCACCGATTCCAAGTGCAGGCAGAGATTGTTGCCTTTCTGTTTGCCGGCTCGGGCAACCTCAAAATGGATGCGGACGGTTTCCAGCGGTTCGAAGTTGGCGCCCGAGGCGAACACTTCGTCGGCCACTTCCAGGGGAACATCCATGCTGACGATGGACAGGCCGTTTTCGGTCTGGCCGTCCGGCTCATCGCCATAGAAGACTTTGACGATCTTTACTTCGCTGCCGTTTTGGCTGAAGGCGAGTTTCTGAGTGCCGAGAAATGCAACTTCCATAGTCGAACGTGCCATCTTGTGTTTCCTCTCTCTAGTTGCGCTTTATTGCGCGGCTTTGCTTTCTGCAGGCCGAGCGATCCCGAACCGGTGAACTCGCAAGTTCGCCGAGGTGATCTGTTACTTGGCCTGCCGGTTAAAACTTCGCGTTGTGCGTGTTCTCTAGTTGGTTAACACCAAGGGCTTTGCCCTTGTCATCCCACTCTTGCCGCCGAGGGCTCGGGAGCGCGGGGCGGTGAAGCTGCCCCACACTCTCGAGCGGAGGCTGTTTCTGTTCGTGCCGGGTCAAGGGTTCGCTCCGCCCGTGCTTCCGTTCGCCGGATCGGTGAAGCGTGATCCGACGAGCCGGGAGCGCGGCCCTGGACCTGTTCGGGTTCGTCGGGGGCGGCTTGGTCTTGGGCCGTGCAGTGCTCGACTAGCTGAATCGCTGCCGCGTGCCACTGATCGTCGACTGACTGCAGTACCTTGATGATCTGCAGGGTTGCCAGCGCGGAGCCGATAGCGAACCCGGTGAAAGCCGGTGGCGCCCAATGCCAGAGCAGAGCCAGCAGATAACGACCGATACTCATAGAGACAGTCATGCGGCACCTCTGCCAAACATCTCGCGCTGAACCGGCGGCAGTGCTGCAGAACGGAAACCGCTGTGCCATAACTCCGGACCGTGGAGCGTAACTGGCACATAAACGCGAAACTCACGGCGCGCATGACGCAGCTGAAGCACCACACCAGTTTCAGTGCGGCGCCGGTGTACGACTTCCCAAGTGCGCCCCTTTCGTTCAAGCCGGGCGCCGACCTCCACTTGCTGCATGCGCTCCAGATAACGCTGACGGGTCTGAGCCCCTGGGCAGGTCACGCGCCACCTCCTAGAACGGAAACAACTCGCTCGGCGCCGATGTTGAGTCTTGGTAGGCAACGCTCCACCACTTCGCGGGGCGCTCGGGTGGCGTGTGCTTCTCGCAGATAAAGGCCGGTTCCACTTTCCACACCGAGTCCAGAGGCTTCCAGGTTCCACCGACGCACCCCATTTGCAGCGTGCGAATCGGCCGCGCAGAGGCGGGGCGGCATTGGGCGCAGCGTGTGGACGGGGAGGGAGCGGGGTTCGCCATTTCGCGTCTGGACCAGCAGACAGAGCAGTCGCAGTCCGGGGCGTGGGGAAGCCGGTTGTAGGCGCTCATGGTCGATGGCCTCATTCATCGGCGTAATCCCCCTGGCAGAACACCGTCTTGCCCCGCTCGATATCGCGGCGGATGCGGTGCAGGTTGATGACGCGACGGCGGCCGATCTTCACGGTCGGGAGGGTGTAGGTTTCCACCCAACCGCGCACCACGTCTTCGGTGATCTGCTCGACGCCCATCATTTCAGCCAGCACGAGCTGCGTGCAGAACGGCGCTTCCCGGAAGCTGACGATCCGTTCGGCTTGGCCTTCGATGGTTAACCCCACTACACCAGACTGTTCCATAGCTTTTGCCCTATACTCGTCCAAGCATTCGACCCAGATACTTGAGTCAAAATATTTGAGCAAAGCATATGAATTGCTGTTCAGAAATTCAAACTATTTGAACAAAATACTTAGACGAAATGGGCACGATAAACGAGCGCGTTAGAACAGTTGCCTCTATGGCCGGGATGGATCGCCTCGTGCGAGAGACGCCGATCGGCTCGAATCGGTGGAGAACCGTGCTCTACAACAAAGACGTTCGAATCAGTACTGACGAGATAGAGGCGTTGGGAGCGCTCTATCCGTCGTATCGCTGGTGGATGGTCAGCGGCGAAGTAGCGCCCGAGATTGGCCAGACCAGCCCAGAGTACGACGAAGCCAACCGAAACTTGACCGATCAAAACGCGGGATAGCGATCACACAGGAAGTAGCTAGGCGCTGGTACGCCCGAAGGAAGTAAATGGCCAAGTCAAACGAGAAAAATGACTCTAAACCCTTAGCAATCGACTTGTTTTGCGGTTGTGGAGGTGTCACAGCAGGCCTCATTGAGGCGGGGTTTAATGTTGTTTCTGCCATCGAAATAGACAAAAAGGCGGCGGAAACATACCGGGCGAACTACCCGAGTGTCTCTTTATTAGAAAAAGACATTCGAGAGGTAAATGTTTTTGCACTTGCTGAAAGCTTGAATATTGCCCCGGGTGAGTTACATCTCTTAGCAGGGTGCCCACCTTGTCAAGGGTTTAGCAGAATTCGGAAGCTTAATAAGGCGCGGCCAGCAATCGACGAAAGAAACGCTCTAATCGAAGAGTTCGAAAGGTTCGTGGTGGGGCTAAAACCCAAGCGAGTTATGCTTGAAAACGTGCCCGGGCTAGTAACGCACTATCGCTTTCAAAAATTCGTATCTAGGTTGAGGCGAGACGGATATTTCGTAACCTACCAAGTGGTAGATGTTTCTGACTATGGTGTCCCCCAAAGGCGAAAACGACTGATACTAACTGCCTCTGTGGATGGTGTAGCCGCTTTGCCTGCAATAGTGGGACGAAAGGTTACTGTTGAAGATGCAATTTCCCATCTGCTACCTCCTGGTAAGTCTGGCGATGAACTGCACGATATCCCGGAAAATCGATCAGAGAAAGTAAAGGAAATAATAAGGAATATTCCGAAGAATGGTGGGAGCCGAGCAGACCTACCAGAACGGCTTGTACTTGAATGTCACAAACAGACCAATGGTTTCTCGGACGTTTATGGCCGAATGCGTTGGGATGATGTGGCCCCAACGATCACAAGTGGTTGCCATAACCCTTCGAAGGGACGGTTTCTGCACCCTCTAGCTGATAGAACAATATCTCTGAGAGAAGCTGCAATTTTACAAGGGTTTCCCGAAGACTATAAATTTATAGTTTCCCATGGTAAAGAATCTATCGCCCTAATGATCGGTAATGCTCTTCCGCCAATATTTATCAAGGCTCATGCTGAAGCAATCGCCGCTACACTGTAAAGTGAGATTAGAATGGAATCGCTCATAAGAAAACTTGAAGGTATGAGTATAAACAATCATTTTGATTGTTATATCAAGGACGCGACATTTCCGAACTTTAAGAATATCGTTCCTTTTACTAGGATTAGCTTTGACTTCCCGGTTACTTTCTTGGTTGGAGGGAACGGCTCAGGAAAAAGCTCAATATTGCACGCGCTATGGGGGATGCCTTTTAGGTATAGCACGAGCCGTTTCTGGTTCTCTACCGCAGTGGATCCGATTGAAGAGGGTGGGGAGTTTGGCATCAACCGATACTGGTATACACACTGGTGTAAACAGTTAGGTAAGGACCTCCAAACGCGAAAGGTGAGGGGGCGGAAAAGAAGTGACTATTGGGAGCCTGCGAGAGCACTAAAAAGCGAAGGAATGGATGAGCTCCCAGTAATAGTTTCTCCGAAAACAAAGGATTTTCGCTCGAAGGATCGCTGGAACCCCGTAAAGAGGGAGGCTATTTATCTTAATTTTAAGTGCGAGTTTAGCGCATTCGATAAGTTTTTTTATTTTGCTGCAGGCTTAACAAACGATGAGCGGCAGGATTCGATAAAAAGATCGGCGGAAAAGTTAAAGCGTGTAATATCTTCTGGTAGGCAGAGTTATAAGCCGGGCGGCAAAGAGGCCGTTTTTGAGAACCGCAAGCTTACCAAAGAAGAGTTGGATGCGGTTAGCTATATATTGGGCAGGGAGTATGTTGAAGCTACCTACGTTTTGCATAGGCTATACGGAAACATGGAAGCGCCCAGTGTTATTTTTAAGAGAAAAGAGCTTGTCTACTCAGAAGCGTTTGCCGGAAGCGGGGAGCTGGCTGTAGTTAGGGCGGTAATAGAAATACTGAGATGCAAGAATGGAACATTAGTTTTACTAGATGAGCCCGAGACATCACTCCATCCCGGTGCGCAAAAGCGGCTCCTTACATTCTTGCTTCAACAGACTATAAAGAAAAAGTTGCAGGTTGTAGCTTCAACTCATTCGCCGACCCTTATCGAGGGTATGCCTCCTAAAGCAATTAAGGCAATGGAGGAATCGCTAAGCGGGAGGATGCAGCCAGTAGAAGTTACACATCCGCAGGTGGCGTTTAATAGACTTGGACATGTAGAGAAAGATCAAGTTGTTGTTACGGTTGAGGATGATTTGTTGTGCGCTTTAGTTGAGGTGGCAATGATTGACCTTGATCCGGGGGAAATGGAGGCGATCAGGCTATATGTCCCGCCAGCGGGTGCTTCTGATATTTTTAAAAGCTTGATTCCAAATTGCATGTACGAAGAGAGGGATATCTTTTTTGTAGTGGACGGAGATCAAGCGCTTTCTGTGAGCTTGGATGACTTAGATGATTTGGGGGATGTCGGCTTAAAACAGCTTTATGATTCTGTTAAAAAGGATCTGGAATGTACCCCGAACTACATTGAAAATGATCTTATTCGGCAGAAAGAATATTTGTCCTGGATTAGGGATAGGGTCCATTTTTTAGATTCAATATGCCCTGAGTTGGTTCTCCTGCGATGCTTGATTGGCGAGGATGAAGCAAATGATATCGCTAAAACAAACCAGGCGGCGAAAGATGCTTTAAAAAAATACTTTATTGATTCGCATCTATCCCATGATGCCAATTCCCTTAGATTTTTGGCGAAATTGGAATTGGGTAAGGTCAAGGATCATAATCCCTCAATACTCCACCTTCGGGAAACGCTAAGGGACATCATACGGAAGCATAATTTGCTATGAAGGCTAGGCATGTCCTACGTGGTGACCACATTTGGTCATTCATGTGGAATAGACTGGTTTATCCAGCTCGACATTCATCCGTAAGCCCCGAAATAAGGAGGTTTCTGGCTTACTGAGGTGCAGCGAAGGTGATTCATAATGCTCCGCTCACCCGTCTAGCGGCACCCACTAGACATCCAAAGGCGCCTAGCCAAAGCTAGCCGCCTTTTTTCGTTCCTTTTGTTTGCTGTTCTGTTTACCGAGGTAACCCATGCGTGACCGTTTTGATGAGATTCGTGCCGAGCGGGATGTTCATGCCGTCGAGCCGGTTGTTTACAACCGTGATCCCCATGCCGGGCTGTGGAAGCAGATCGCACTGGGGATTGTGGTGGGTTATCTGGCGTTGGGTCTGATCAGCGCCGTGGGTTGGGCGGTGTTTGCGCGGTTCGCCTTGGGCGGGCTGCAGATAGCGGTGCCTTGAGGTCGGGCGTTTGCCCGGCGCACAGGCCGCAACGGTAGGGATTCCGGTGCATGGCGGGCCGTTGACCATGCCGTGCGGGCGGCGCAGAATCGCGCCATTTGGCGGGGCGACCCCGCCTGCAGGTTTTCTTTTGTGTA